TAGAGGCAAAAAAAATCCGAGAATAAATCTCGGATTTCTTTGAAGTTAAACTTCTGATTAGCTTGCGCTTGTAGCTGTAGAAGCTAAACGGAAACCAACGTTTGTTACTGTAGCACCACTTAGGTCATAACCATTAACTGTACCTAAAGCACGAATTTGTGTTTGTAGTGCAGCCGCTGTGTATGCGCCAACTGGATAAACTGCAACAGACATGTTTGTAACGTTTGCTGTAGCTGATACAGAATACATCATAACTGTAGCTAATTGCTCAATTGAAACCATAACTTGTGCAACCATCTCGTCAACACCTAATTGTGTTGTTGGAGCGGCGCCTAGATCGAAACCGAAGAAGTCAAATGCTGGTCCGATGAAGTTCGTAGTTGTACCGTCAGCCGCAGTAGATGGTGCTACTGGACCATTTTGCACGTCCATTGCGAATACTGGTTGTGCGTCGCCGTGTGTTCTTGTAAAGCCTGCCATAATAAATTTCCTTTAAAAAGTTTGAATCGTATAGATTCATACTATTATTTAGTCCTGGTACAAAAAAATCCAGGATTTGGGCTTATCTAGCGGCTAGATTTTGGCGACTAAAGCCCATTCTGTCTACGAATTTTAGTCCGTTAGCAACAAAACCCTCTTGGGTTTGTGTACCGTCTTGTAGATAGCCTTTGACAGGGCTTGCTTCTGCGGCTTTATTAAGCTGGTCCACTACAGACATTTTCAACTGATATAAGCTAGCCCAGATAGTAAATGCACCTACTAGTCCTGCTTTGTTAGCTTCTAAATGTTGTGCTAACTTAGTTCTCATAGCATCTGTCATTGGTCTGCTATTAAAGAATTCCATGAACCCGTCTACTAGATTGTTCAGATCACCTGAAACAATTTTTTTATTGATATAAACTGTGAACAATCCTTTGAATGCATTTGCCGCCTGAGGAGCTGTATTCATCAATTGATCCACAGCGGCTCCGTACTTTTTAATATCACTGTTAGCTTTGTTAACTAGTTTAGTGTTTATTGCTAGTTTAGGAGTATTAGGCATTTTTGCAGGAACAATTGCTACATTGCTATTATTCTTTAAAGTACCTATGCCACCATCTAGTGGTGTAGCTTCGTCTGTAGTTGCGGCAGTTGCTGGAATGAACTGATGCACAACAATAGCGGCTTGTTTGCCTTTAAATAATTGACCAACTTCACTGTTTGTTTCAACTGTATACGTAATGCCGTTAGGGTTAGCTTTGAACTTATACATACCGTTTTGGTCTTGTAATGGTTGAGCAAACAACAAGTCACCCCAATAGTAACCTTTGCTTCTGTCTGACTTCTCTAGTCCAGGCCACAAGTCTGCAATCACTTGATATAACCCTGAACGGTCTACACCACGGGCACGATCATATTCCACAAACTGCTCAGGACTGAATACTTGACGACCAGTTAAGTCTTTCTTATTAAACATATGCTTGTCCATAATACTAAACTTGCCAGCAGTGTTACGACCAAAAATCAGTGCAGGATATCCGTCCCACTTGATTGTAACTGTTGCTGGATTTTTAACTGTAGCAATAGTAGATTGAACCGCACGATTTGCCCCCTGTGATCCACCTAAAAATATCAAATCCTCAGGATGATCCAAATGTCCTTTATCTTCTGTAATGGATAATTGGTCAATCTTAGATTTTAATATTGCTAGGGATTCAGATAGGCTCATTTTTACTGTTCTTTTTTAGTGACTTAGCAAATCTACTCTGATCCTTGCTCTTGATAGCACTTAGTAGCTTGCGCTCTAGGATCTCAGCCTGTTCTGGCGTGTAGTGTTTATTAATCATTTCTAACAAATTAATTGCACTAGTAATGATGTTGTGGCCACGGCTCTCAATAATGTGACTTGTATCACGGTTATTACCGATTGACTCTAATTCTTCCAATAGGCTGCGAGTTTGTTTTTGCATGATATACTATTTAGTCTTATTTCTTCAAACTGTTAAGTAAACTTTTGAGTTTAGAACCCTGAACGTCCACTACAACCTTCTTATTCAGGGGTTCTATTATTTCCCCTGTAGCTTGGTCTATGATAGGTTCTGTAGAAACTAATGTAGATTGTGCTTTTACTTGATTCATAATATCTGTTGGACTAGGTGCCGGGCGATACTTTGCTTGCTGATCCGCATATCCGTCAGGATCACTGTCACTAATACGCATTGTTTCAATGTCATAGTCTAAGTCAATCTTCATACCTACACCTGTTGAACTACGTGACTTCATACATTGAATCTGATACTTACCACGCTCACGCATACTACGACTTGTAAAGATACCAAACACGTTATCTGCCGTATTAATCTTTGAGATACCACCGGCGATGTGTGAGTGGTCGAATTCAATTTCGTCAACTGCACTACGATTCAACTGACTAGCTGTGACTAATAAGATTCCCATCTCTTTTGCTAAGTTACGTAATTCTTCAGCAACATACTTGTCTTTGATGAACTGGTCGTTAGGATTAACTTTAACAGATACAGGCATAACCAAGTCTAAGTAGTCAACCATCACAAAGTCAATCTTAATGCCTGTTTGAATTTGTACTTCCTTTAAGTAAGCACGAATGTCGTTCACATTACTTTGTGCAGGCAATCCTTTAACACGATACTTACCTGACTTCTTACCTACCATCTTAACTTTAAGATCGGTTGTGTCAATGTCTTTACGAATTGATTTTGTACCCATCTGTGTCAACATAGCATCAGTACGCAATGATGTTAGTTCTTCTGAAAGTTCTAGTGTGATGTAGACTCCACTCATCCCTGCTTGTAACCAGTTCAATGCAATATTCATCATAACTAATGACTTGCCTGAACCTGAACCACCTGCAAAGATATTCAATTCACCTCGACTCATGCCACCATACAAGATACGATCCATCTGCGGCCAGCCTGTACTTACTTGTCCGCCCGCATTGAAGTATTTGTTAATACGACCTTTAGGGTCAAAGAAGTAATCTGTACCCATGTCTCGTTGCAAACTAATCTGTACTGCATCTTTGATTAGTTTTTCAACAGGACTAAAGTCACCCTTCTCAAGTAAGTCTGCGGCTTTAAGAATAGCACGTTCTAGTTCTTGTCGTTTAGTGAATGCTTCAAATGCGTCAAAGAACCATTCATTATGTCCTTCACTCAAATCGGGAATAGGTTCAATCTCTACTCCTGTTACTGCTTTAATCTGATTAATATCAGGTAAAACTTTATATCTGTCTGTGTGCTCTTTGAACATATCTGCGACTGGTCGCAAACTTTTATCAAAGTTTTCTGAATTCATAATGTTCATAACCCGAGTATATAACTCAGCGTTAGTCATCATCATTCTTAAAAATAGTTTTTGTACTTCTGGTGTATAATCAATTTGCTTTTTAGAATCCGTTTTGTTTACCAATTTTCTTCCTTTGTATTTCTATTTTAATTTTGCTCATTGTAGCAGACTGTAATATACTAAGTAAAGTAGGTAGTCTACCATATTTGACAACGGCATCATTAACATCTTTTACGTCACTTTCCCAATGCGGGATGCTGACGCTATAGCCTAATTGAATAGCCCTCTCACAGGAATCGAATCCTGTTTTATCACGGTCGGGAACGAAAATGATTTGTCTGTTAAGTTGTGATAGTAGTTCTGCTTGGTCATCATTAATCGTATTATGAGTTAATGCACAAGCACCTAGACTTAATGCATCAAAGATGCCTTCGACTAGTATACAAACACTTTGATTAGGTTGTTGAAAATCATATCCAAATACATAACCAGGTTGTTGTTCGTTGATATATTTCGGAATCTTATTATCTAAGAACCTACTTGTGTGACCAACAATCTTGTTCTTATATGTATAGGGAATGATGATGCGATTTCCCATGCGACTTGATTCGTTGGGAGTGACCATGAAAGGATATTCACTACTACTTATACCCCTCGATTGCAGATAGTCTACGTATTTTTTGTGTAATATGTTATTTTGGTCAAGTAACTCTGCATCTTCGGGTAGCTTGTGTTCATCAAACTTTATCTTAGTTTTCTTTTTAGGCTGTGTAAAGTCTAGTATGTCTTTTTGTTGTAGACTTTCTAAACTCCACTTGCTAATTTGTGTCTCATCCACCCCGCACCAAATCAATAATTGTCTAGTGTTCTTTGTTAAACTTTTGCCTAAACTGAATCCGCATTTGAATCCGCAATTAAAACAATGATATGACCAGTTTGTTTGCCCATCAAACTTCACACCGCCTCTACTTCTGGCATCGGTCTTATGCCCACGATGATGACAGCACACAGCATTAAAGCTTTGCCAGCCACCTTGAGTGAGTTTTTTCTTACCGGGAATTATTGATAGGATATCAAACATTTAGATAGTATAACACAAATGTGTCATACAATCAATACTTATCTTGCCAATATATTGGTTACTACGCCCGCATTACTTACAAAGCCTACACGTATGAATGGGTGGAACCCTGTGATGTTATAATGGAACGTGTCTGTTATTTCATTATAATTATATATTGTACTGATTGGATACCAATCTGTGTTGCCAATAGTAGAACCTTCAATCAATACATTACCATAGAAGTCAGTGTATGTAGCTTGCAAGGTTAATGTAGGATTATCGCTTGTGGTATATACACTAGTATAGTATGCAACTGAGTTAGAATCAGGTACATATTCTCCATCAGGTGAATACCAATCAGGATTAGGATATGCCTGACCAGTAGGAATAGTTATTTCATTACTAGGAACAAAGCTAGGTAAGATACTGTTAACGATATTCATATCGCCACGTCCACCTGCATTTTGGTCTACGAATACAGGATAGTCAAACGTACCAACAGGAATCTCTAATGTATAATAGCATTTTTGTGCTTCAATTTCTTCTAGCTCGCCTGGGTTTAACATCAATGCGGCAATACCTGTCGCACCTAATTGAATAGTAAGTGCTTTTCTAATAAGGACCGTAGTTCCCGTAGCATTTAATATTCTACAAGAGATTTCTTTTCCTGTGATATTGACGGGTTTCTGCTCTTGGTTTAAGAACTGAAATTGAATTTGGTTGTCTACACCTTTGTGTAGTGTGAGTGGCTTGGCATACTGAGGCATATAACTCCTAGGGGAATTTCCTGATAAAAGAATAACGATTTGACGTTGCGTATAAACGAATACTTGAGTTGAGTACATAAACATATTTATCAAAATATATTGCCAGGCAACCCGATGATAAATATTTCGGTCAATACAATAACAATGATTCAAAACGAATTCTTCCAGAAACTAACTGAAAACCACCCGTTCATCACTATATGTTCATATGCCAACCAAGATTATGTTGGAATCGTACAGAATAGAGATGATATAGTCACCACAATCTATGACTATGGTGCTATAATTGACCCTATAGTTAAGGAGAAATTCTTAGAATTAGGGGATGTTTGGTGGTGGGAAAGTAACAGATTAGTCCCCATCAATCTATTCTTAAAGGAAGAATGGATTATGTTCAAGCCCTATTTAAGGACTTT